CCCGTGCATGGTTCATGAACAAGGCAAAGAACTTGAATGTCAGTAGAAGCAAACTGATGAAAGAAGACCCTATTGAACTGCGCAGTCGTCCTGCTGTGGGCAAGATGTATATGTATTTCTATGATCCTAAGCACAAAGAGACACTGCCCTACTATGACAGGTTCCCATTGATTGTAATGGTAGGTCCAGCACCTAAAGGTTTTATGGGACTGAACCTGCACTATCTTCCTCTTGCTATTAGAGCAAAGTTTCTAGATGCACTGCTCGACACTATAAATAATGAAAGATATGATGAATCTACTCGGTTCAGGTTGTCCTATGAAATGTTAAAACGTGCATCTAAGTTAAAAGCATTTAGACCTTGCTTGAAAAGGTATCTAAGTTCCCATGTGCGTTCTAGACTTGCTATGGTTCCTGCCCCTGAATGGGAGATTGCTACGTTCTTGCCTACAGCAGACTTTGAAAAGGCAAGCAGCAGTGAAGTATACAAAGACTCCAGAAGAAAGATGAGAGCATAACATGGCAACCATTGAAGACTTAAAGGCAGCGATGTCTGCAAAGGCACCAGCTAGACCGGATAGGTATCGAGTTAGGATTCCGGGGTTGAATGCTGTCGGTGATATTCTTTGTCAGGCAACAAACTTACCGGGTAGACAGATCACCACTACTGAAAGACGTATTGGTATGGTAACACAAAAGATGCCCTATGGATTTATCTTTGATGATGTAAGTCTAACATTTTTACTAGATAATGAATACGTCATCAAAAACTATTTTGAAGACTGGCATGAAGACATTATTGGGTTTGATACCTATGAGTTAAAATACAAAAATGACTATAGCAAAACTGTAGAAATCCAACAGTTAGACAAAGAAACTGAATCTGTAGTATATGGGGTTAAGTTAAAAAATGCTTTCCCTGTTACCATAAGTCCTATTGAGTTAGGAGATGGACTACAAAACCAAATCACCCAAGTAAACGTGCAGCTGGCATTCACTGATTGGGAACGCACTACTTAATGGAGTTACTATAACATGGCTTTACCTAAACTTAATGAGTCGATTAAATATACTACTAAAATTCCTTCTACTGGCAAAGAGGTTAAGTTTAGACCTTTTCTCATCAAAGAAGAAAAGATTCTTTTGATTGCAATGGAATCTCAAGACCAAAAGATTATTATTAATGCAATTGGTGATACTGTCAATTCTTGTATGATTGAAGATATTGATATTTTTGAGATGCCTATTTTTGATCTTGAATACTTGTTCTTGCAAATTCGATCCAAGTCTGTAGGAGAAACGTCATCAGTAAACATTGGATGTAAATCTTGTAATCATAAAAACGAAGTTATCATTCCTATTGATGATATTAAAGTAACTAATCCTAAAACAGATAAAAACATCAAACTAAATGATGAAATTACTTTGTCTATGCAATATCCATCATTAAATGATATTCTAAAAACAAATGCATTAGACAATAATACTGAAATTGAACGAAACATGGAAACATTCTATGCTTGTTTAGAAGCAGTAGAAACTGAAGAAGAAAGATTTATGGTCAAGGATGAACCTCATGAAGAGATTGTCAACTTTGTAGAATCTTTAACTTCTTCTCAGTTTGAAAAAATCAAGAAGTTTGTTGATAGTATTCCTTCTTTAAGACATACTCTAAAATTTAATTGTGAATCTTGTGATACTGAAAACACTAGAATCTTGCAAGGAACGAATGATTTTTTTTGATAAGCCTTTCTCATGAAACGTTACTAAATCTATATCATACTAACTTTCAATTAATGCATCATTATCGGTATTCATTAAGTGACATTGAAAGTTTAATGCCTTGGGAAAGGGAAGTTTATTTGTCATTGTTAGTCAGTCATCTTGAAAATGAAAAAGAAAAAAGAAAGCAACAAGAGCAGAGAAGATAAATGGCAACGTTTGTACAAGTAATTGAAGAATTAAAAGAGAGCATGTTTGACCTACAGGTTGAACAGGATGAAACCACTCAGGCGATTAAATCTCTTGATGGACGTATGGCAGAATTTGTTGCTCTTGCAGGTAGAGACAGATTAGAAGACCTTGAAGATAGACGTGAATCAAAACGTGCATCACAAAAGCAAAAGCAAGAAAAACAAAACAATAAAGGTCGTAAAAATTCTAAGAAAGGTATTGGTGGGTTAGGTATCGGTGATCTCGCTCAAGCATATGTTCAAGGTCGTTTAGGAATGGCATTATTGAGTGGGTTAGGCGCTTTAATGACGACCCCAGCAGGAATTGCGATAATTGCTGCTGTAGCTGGCAGTGCTTTTCTTTATGGTAGAGATAAATTAAAAGACTATGAGGCTGGAGTAGCATTAGCTAAAGACCCTTTAAGAGAAAAAGAATTGGATGCAATACGAAATTTTGCAGAGGAAACTAAAAAGATTCAGGAAAGTGACACTCTAAACCCGTTCGACAAAACAGACGCACGGATGATCCTGACTAGAAGATTGGAGCAAGAAGTTAATGATGGGACTACACCAGAAACTGTGAAAGAAGTGCAAGAAAGGCAATTAAGAATTCAGCAGATTATTAGAGCTGGTAGGGATGAGACTGGCAATCCTATTTTCACAGAAGAAGAACAAGATGCTCTTTTAGGTAAAATTGGTGGGACTGCACGGGGAAAACTATTGGAATTTTCAACGGGCCCGATGTTAGAAAGTTTGGTTGATGAGAATGGAAATTTTGATACTGAACAATATGAGAGACTCGGAGATAAAGAGACTTTTCTCGAAAAAAGAGGAGAAGCTCCACTTGCTGTTATAGATGATCAAGGTCAAATTGATGTAATGGCATCTGCTGCACAAAATTTCACTCTTGATCCAGAAAAAGCAGTTAGTGCTGAAGAATTTATGAAGCAACCAGCTGGAATTAATCCTCAACCAAACTTTTACAGTGATGCAATCGTGCGAATGATGGATAGGAACTACATCCCACCTGCTGCGGGGACATTGCAATATGAAGAACTTATGAAGCAAAATAGTATGTTTCAAATGCCTCCAATTAGTCAAGATATCATTGGACCAATAGTCGAGACTGCTATAAAAAGTTTAAGAACAGATGATAATCTTGGCCTTGGATTCTTTGGGGCTCCAAGTGCAGGACTTGATATTAATGAACTGAGAGATATGAATCTTGACGTTGAAAAATTATCAATTGAAATTCCCCCTAATCTTGGAGGGCAAGTTCTAAGTATATTAGGTGAAGGATTAAATGTAGGTGGAACTACAGTAATTAATAATCAAACCACTAATAACGTTTCTGGTGGTGGTGGAGGTGGTGGAGCAACTGCTGTTAATACCAGTTCATCTTCTGTTGCACCATCTAACGACTATCACGGAACTTTAGATGCTACACAGGTTATCGGCGGCGCACCTAATAGATAAAAAAATCCCCGGTGGGAAGTCCTTAAAACACCGGGGATTTTCTCTAACTATCAGTCTTCATTTGCAAGACGTGAGAAATATGACATAGTGTCATCATCCCCATCTGCGTCTGCAATACTTGGTGCAGATACTGGTTCCACAGATTTCATAGGAGCAGTATCAGCAGTGATTGACAAATCTTCTGTCTGCTGTGGAGTAAATGTTCCACTAACACCGAGAACAGCATCCAGACGTGCTTTCAGCTCTTCGTAAGACTTGTAGTTAGTAGGGTCTGTAAACTCGCTGAGTGGATAGACCTGACCATAAATCGTATCCAGTTTATCATCATCTGCCAGTACAGCAGTAGAAGAAAACTCAGAACGATCATAGTTGCGGTAACCATCTACTTGACGAATCTTCAGTTTAAAGTCAGCCCCTTCCCAGAAATCAAATGGATTTACCGGAGCATCATCAGGAAACTCAGGTTGCATAGATTCCATCAACTTGTCGTGAATCTTTTTACCATACTGGTAAAGGAACACCTTGCCTTCATTCTCTGGATTGCCAGAGTCAGATACAACATAGATGTTAGAAACATACTTCAGGCGACGTTTCTGGTCCCGTGCAGTCTGTTTATCTTCATCACGACCAGTATTCCACAGTTGAGAGTTTAACTCCCCTACAGGGTCTTTCTGACCAAGGGAGGTAAGTGATTTTTCAATATACCACATACCTGTAGTCTTGCCTTTAAAGCCATGGTCCCAATAACGGACCCAAGGAAGTTCTTCACCTTCTGGTGCAGGAAGGAAACGGATAACAGCATAACCATTACCTGCCTTATCTACAGTAGGTTTCCAGACACGTTCATCTGGACCATTACGAACATCAGCTGAGGATTCATTCAACTTTGCTGCTGCATTAACGAGTTTGTCAATGGAAGAACCACGGGACTTTTTAAGATTTGCAAGCGACATATATTTGTATTCCTTTTGTATATTTGTATTCAGTTATATTAAGAAGTGTATCATACTATAAAATTCACGGGTTGTCAATCATTATTTTCAAAGGTGATTGAACCTTCTTCAGTCTCCATACTAGATGGAGTTCCTACAGACAGGATATCTTTCAAACTTAATACAGAAATCCCGCCGTCTTGTTCTACATAATCATAATCATTTGTCTGGACAGAAACACTCTCCGATTGGAGGAAGTCCGTCGTCAAAGCTTGGTTCTGTTCCTTCATCCACAATCTCCGATTCTGGTTGCTGATCAATTGGTGTAATCTCTTCAACTGGCACCTCTGTTACAATTTCGGGTTCAATTACAGATGTCTCTTCTGACTGATTGAGTCTACCAAGAAGTTCATCCTGATAGACAAAAGAACATGCACCGATTCCAAGAATAACCAGCACAAATGGAATATACATTCCGATTAGTCTTAACATAAATTTCCCCATTCGTTCCTCACAATGGTAGTGTATTAATTCTTTCAAGGTAATTTAGGTTACGAGCTTCAACTTCTAACTTATCCTTGATTGAGGTATTTATCAACACACTAACACGTTCTGCTTCGATTTGATTTGCTTTCATAATATCTACAATAGCATCCATATAGGACTCACGTTTCTCAAAGACATATGATTCTACCATATCACAAAAACGTTTCTTAGTTAGTATTTTGTCTTCAATATTCATAGTTCTTATTGCTCACAAATTCTTGATATGCTTCATTACCATACAGGATTTCACTAATGTCATAGGATTGAGCATATTCTAAGTCATAAGCAGCAATCTTTTCCATACGTTTCTTCATACGGAATTGAGTGTCAAAGTGCTTCTTACGGAGTTTGGTTTTCAAAGTTGCCATGTTACTATATCCTTTCTCATTATTGCACTATGTATGAATGTATACTATTTTTCTGGAGTTGTCAAGACAAATATTTATAAGGTATCTAAAGGTTGGTAGTAGTCATAGACACTTTCAGCATAACGCAAACGGTCATCATAGATGTGAATAATCTTATTAATACCGTCGCATCCTTGCACTGGATGTGCCTGAAGCATACCTTCATATTGCTGCATTAGTAGATTTAACTTGAATGCTTCTACATCACCCTGTGTAAGTTCTACACCTTCTTGCTGTGCTGTATAAAGCATAAACGAGTCAAACATTGCATTAAATCTCAAGACCCGTTCTTTATTTGTTTCACCGCAGTTTAAAACTTCTGCTGCAACTAATGTAGCAATGTCTGTAAACTCTGTGATCATATCTGCTTTGTTCATCTCTTGACTCTTAGCAACACTAGGAATCAATAAAAAAAGTATTGCCAAGAATCTAACCATATCAACTTTCCCTAAAGATTTTATGAATGTCACGCAGTAGGTTCTTTGCTTCTACTGGTTCACGTTGGAATACATTACGACCTAAAATCATACCGTATCCACCTGCTTCTGCAATAAGTTTTGCATCACTAAGAATACTATCTACATCTTTCTTAGACCCACCAGAGAAGATTACAGGGATACCACACGCTGCTTTAATAACATTATTCACATCAGACGAACTTTTAGCATTAAATGGTAACTTAACTTTGATAACATCAGGTTCTAACTGTGCAGCAATATAGGCAGCGTGCATAACAGTTTTCATAGAGTTTTCTTCAAAGTCACCACCACGGGGATAGGACCAGAGAACAGTCTTTAGGTCATTATCTCTCCAAGCTCGATTAAGAAGTTGCTGGACACGACCAAAGTAGTCAATCATTTCGTCTTGATTGGATGAACCCGGATAGATTGTATAACCTACACCACCCATATTTTTATCTTTAGCATCACTCGTAGTTGCATAGACTGCCTGTGATGGGTCAAGGTCTTTGTTTAGATTATTACCATGATTCAGTTTCATAATAACATCTTTGGTAAGATGAGGATATTTCTCTACGAATAGATTGGCAGTGCGTTTAGGCAGTGCTGTGCCTCCGACCAGACCTTCATACAGCAGTTCTGCAATGTAGTCTACCTGATAGTCAATGTCTAGCATCTCAGGATGGTCAGTATTATAGAAAGCATCTACTGGACCATGCTCTATACCTTGGTCAATAGGAAGGATAATCGTATAGTTACCCTTCGCACCAAAATCAGCATCACTTAATCTATTGTGTTTCATTATAGCATTTATCCCATACCATGTAACCAAAACTTACATCATCATCAGAGAAACCTTTCATGCCTTCAAGAACAGACATATACTTAGCAAACTCGATAATGCTTTCGTCATTTACATTTACTTTGTACTCATCACGATCATAACCAGTCTTCTTAGCGACAAACCGAACATACCGTTCTGTGTCATTCTCTACAGGCGGAGCCCACTTGTAGATTGCTTCACTCAAAGAGAGTCCAGAGTAGAGGCGGTCCAAAAGATCAAACATAGCTGCATATCCCCATTCAGGAGCAGCGAACGACTCAAATCCAGACCCATTAGTAGTTTCACCATAGTAGGTTACCTTTGTCTTACGGATGTTGCCGGGATTGTTATTCCGAGTAGGAAGGTTAGTTGAAATGTTAGTGTAGTCATACTCACCGAAACTTACTTCGTTGCAGTCAAGTGTCTCATCTGCAAAGGCACCGTATGCCCAAAAACCTGCAATGAAAGAAAGAATGAAAATAACAATATAAAAAGTTTGCTTACGCATTTCAAATAACCTAAAAAATCAAAGTATATACATTATATAGTACATTGGCAGGGAGTTGTCAAGCCCCCTGCTAAACTTTTTTATGATTGTACTGGCAAAAATGCAGAAATCACAAAAAACAAAAACGAAGGCCAAAAGATTAGAGAGAATGCCCAACGGGTGAACTTGCGTCCTGCTTTACTGTTCATTCTTGCTGTTTTAGCAGTGTTGCGTTTAGAACCCCATTCTGTAGGATTCAGATATGCCAGAAACCAAAGAGCATTCAAAACATACCCCGGAGCCAAGAAAACATTTTTTAGAATATTCATAACAAACTTCCTTTCATAGAGAAGGGGAGCGGGATGCTCCCCATTTGGTTTTACATGTTTACTGCCAGTTCCAGTGCCTTCTTCTTGACATTCTGGTTCTGACCATACCAAGCAGACTGCAAACGGGTATCGCTGTTACGACCCAAAGTGTGATCGGTCATGTAGGTGACAGTGTTAAACAACTGCCAGAAGGTGCCTTCACCAAGAGCAGCACCAGCTTGTGTGTGCATTACTTCTTGTGCTTCACGGGACTTGTTAGAGTCACGGTCAGAGGCAGAAGGAAAGACTTGGTTGAAGTAGTTCAACATGTCATCAGTCGTGTAAGACTTCTGGCAGAGGTATTCTGCTGCTTCCTTGTAGGTCTCCAGCTTCTTGTGTGCCATGCCTAGAGTGGTCATAGCATCTTCAGCATTGAAGGGACGTTGGTGTCCCATACGGACATACTGGTCAACATTCTGGTTCAGGGAAAGAGTCAGAGTGTTATTACATACAACACGGATAGGAGTGAAACGCACGTCAATAGACTTGCCGTACTGGTGAGGGTTAGAGAACAAGAGGTAGGACTCAACAGAGTCTTCACCCTGTGCAGTCTTGATAGTAAACCCGTCATTGACCTTTGCCAATGCCCAAACCATCTTACCATCCTTGAGGGAACCAGCAGTATGCATCTTCATATCACCAGTGTCAACAAACTCACGGAAGAATTCAAATGCTTCTGCATTCTGAACAGGGTTCCAGTCCTGACCTACAATGTCCATGACTTTGTTATCAGAAGAACGAACCAGAGCAGACTTACCGGGAACTTCACCCATCTCACCAAGGTCATCCATGTAATACATAGGTTGCTTGGTTACAGACCAGTCAAGACCAGCTGCTTCCATCATACCATCAGTAGTGATATCGTCAGAGACTTGCTGACCAAGACCATGCCAAGGCAGTTCACCTGCATAGGCCATCTGAGCAACACCGTTTACCATTTCGATTTCATGTGACATCTTGTATTTCCTTCTTTAAGATACTCTAAGATCATACTTCATTTTAAAACGATTGTCAAGCACTTATTTGGAATGTATCCAAATAATTATTCATAGATTCTGTGTACAGATTAGAAAGTGATGCTTGTGTATTTTCTGTAACATCTGATCCCATCTGCAATTCACACTCGTAGTAATCCCCCTCATGCAGCTGCATCACAGCACCATCTGCACCTTTTGTGTAAAGTTCTCGAGCCCGTTCATCAGTCACCAAAACAATCCGACGCTGACTAATATCCATAACCATCAACACATCGAAAGTTTTTTCTTTCTGGAAGTCTTTTACCGTCTTCGTTTGACTAAGAAAAGACTTTACTTTGAATTCATGGGTTGTAGTCCGAGGCTTATTCTTCATAACACCTTTGAAGAACATATCCTTGGCCATCTTCAACTCAATCTTAATATCTACACCATCAACCGTATAGATGAAGTCATAACCCTTTTGGTCAACTCGCTTGAGCAAAGAACAACGTTCTAATCCCAACTCCACTGCGATTGCACGGGTAAAGTTATCCGCAGCAGATGTAAACCCTTTATCACCATAAAGGTTATAGACGATTGAAAAGAATGAGTTCCAATCAGGAGCATCACTCTCAAAATGCTTGGCAACTTCATTAAGCGCATTCATAACTATTTCCTTCTTTAAGATACTCTTAGATACTACTTCATTTTAAAACGATTATCAAGCACTTTTTTAAATTATTTTTGCTTTTTCAATCCAAATCCATTCTTGAAGTTTTTCCTCATAGGTCCGTCCAGCAGACGTGCCTTCACAGTATTCTTCAAGGAACAGAACTGCTTCTTTAGCAGTAGCAAAAACTTGCATGTCTTTGCGGGTATTCATATTAGGTTTCACTTGGATAGCCATAGTATCGTTCTCCTTTATGCTGCCATACCGTAGACAGTGTAATCTTCACCGAAGATAGTGTTTTCAGGCACTTCAGCAAGAAATTCCTGAACTGCAACCTTCAAAGAACGCCAGTTAGGGGTGTAGTAGGTGCCTACAAACCACTTCTCTTGTTTAGCATCCCAAACGTAAAGGTATTCTTCACCACAACTGGCAATGGACAATTCTGTTGCATCCTTCATCTCAACTTGACCACCCTGCTCTTTGTAAACATTCTTCTCATCAGTAGCAGTCTCTTCTACAGTCTCTTTCAGACTGGACATGTTACCAAGAGCAACAAGGTCCATGATGGTGTCAGTGTCATTGTAATGCTCTTCAAGCATACCACCGACACACCAGAGACCACCATCCCAGTGACAGTAGGCAGAAGCAAAGTTCTTCCAATCGGAAGTGATCATAATATTAGCACGGGTAGCCATGGGGCAATTCCTTTCAATCAACTTACATTATTAATATAAACATTCTGGCGGAGATTGCAACCCCTAAAAGACATTTTTTCATATTCTTTTAGGGGTGTGACATTTAGGACACTATCTAAACAGGCCATCCAGCACAATCGAACCGCCGACCATCGGTCAGAGTGCGAATGTTCTTTTTGTCTGTGGATTTGATAATGTCATGACCTTGGAGGGAGATTGCTCCATCAGGTTCAATGACTTTAAGATAGTTGTTCAGACCACCATACATACGGGACTGATACACCTTCTTCTTTTGGTTCCAGTTTGACATGACAAACCGACCAGTAGGAACATCACTCAGACGAGAGTGGTATTGGTCAATAGGACCAAGCAAAGGCTCTTTCTCTGATTCGGAAAACTTCTGTGTATCACCAGACTCTGTTACAAGTTCTTTGCCTTCGTCAATGATACACTTATCACCAAGTTCTTTGATGATTTTGGTTTTCCAGTAGTTACGACCAGCTACACCAGCATAGGTCTTAACTTGCTCTTTGCCTTTAGCATCTTTCCACTTAATGTAGTAGGAAAACTTTTTCATAGTGATATCCTTTTTCATTTCACATAAGATAGAATATCATAATGATTTTGACTTGTCAAGCGTTTTTATGCACAACAATATCTACATTGTCAGGTTTTGGAAATTTAATGTTGTCATGCTTATGGTGAATCACAAACTGAGTGTCCTTAAACTCTTCAAAAATACCCTTGAAAATTGTTCTCCATGTATGAGACAATCTCTGTGTATTCATAGACCCTCTATCAGATGGTAATAGGAAATCAGTCTTAGAACGAATGTCAAAGTCCATGATAGAATCAAACCCATACATATGAATCTCTTCTGCTCCTACCTTGTTAGCAGTCCAGTGTGTAGCAAAGTGTCCACAATTGAAGTTAGTATAACCTTGACCACCCTTACCAGCATAGGCAGGAAGTTCTGTATAAAACTCTTTGATCTTAGATGAGTTTTGCATATAGAAACTAGGGTTCTTTTCCATCCATACTTTAGGTCTATAACCTAGAACCCATGTATAGGGATTAGGAAAGTCTCCATTAGTAAGAGCTTTCATCATCTTGAAATCAACCATACAGGAAACATAGACATTTGGAACTTCCATAGGTGGAAGATTACAAACAACCTTTAATCCTTTTGCTGGTTTATACCATACACATGAATCACCATTACCAATAATATGTGCTACCTTAGCCATACTTTAACTATCTCCAATAATCTTTAATCCAGTCTTGAGGTTCATAGGTCTTCACAGAGTTTTTCCATCCAGTCGTAACAGTTTCTGTCATTGCCTGTGGAATACTAGGTCTACCATGAAAACAGATAATAGAAAGATCATCTGTAATTCCCTCTGAATATACTTGATACTTATATGACTTCAATTTACCTTTATATTTCTTTTGAATAAAGTCTCTTTGGTACTTTGGGATAATATGATTTAAGTATTCACCATCACCTCTATATCTCTGCGACTCTCCACTAGAAGCAAATCTATTCCATAAGTTACTATTCAGTCTATAGTCCCATGCCATAACACCAGATTGTAATCTACCTTTTAGTTCTGGCTGATGTTCGTTTACTGCTCCAAGGTCTTCAATACCCATAAACATACCATCATATTCTAGTAACCAATCAATATTACCAACAATAAGAGTATCAAGGTCAAGGTAGACAACTCTATTGCCTAGTCTAAAGTCAGTATTGAACATTTGCATTTTGTTCCACCAACCTTGATACCCTGAAATAAGTTTAACAGTCTTGATACCCTCTAGTTCCCGGTCAGAGAAGCATACAAACTGGTGTGGAACAGTTGTATTCCGTTCTACCATAGACTTTAGATTATAAACATAATCCTCAGAAAACTTATCTCCCCAAAAAACACATGCAACTGTAATCATAAGATTTGATAATCCTCATTATATTGATGCTTGGCAAGACAACCTTGTTCTTCTTGAATAGTAGAGAATGTCTCTCTTACTTCAACAGGCCATGGATATAGTTCCATTAGGTTATGAAAAAGTTCAATATTAAAAAACAGGTCAGTCGGCATTGCCCAAGCTAAAGATGTATGTAAAGCATCCTTAGCACCTGAAGGTGACATTACATAGGCATGTGCGCCGGGGAAGTATGCTTTGGAGGTTAATGGGTTCTCACCAAACTGAGCAGGATTTCGATAGTTACCATAGGACGGTTTGCCCAGAGAAATAACTTTGTCATAGAACAATGGCATTTTGATGCTGTCAGTAAAATATGCATCATGCTCTAGAATCATCGTTTCTCTTTTATCTGCCAGACATTTTTCCCATAAACTTCTATGTGATAGGAATGCAGACATAGCATTTACAGGTCTAGAATATGGACTATTCTCAAACCTACGGGTAGACAATCCTTTATCTTTGAAGATTTTTACTGGATCATCTTTAGGTGTAATTGCAGGCCACATCTCTACATTTACACCACGTCGTTTAGCAGACTTGATACACCGTTGGGCAGATTCTACAGACTTTGGTTCATCCATAATCGTAATAACATAAGATTGCATAATATTATCCTGTAGTAGTGGACTTCTTTTGTTCAACTCTAGTTATATATGGATAGTAAGACTTAAGGTTGCGAGGAAACAGTTGCTTACAGAGCAGAGCATCATTAGGCCAGATACCAATACTAGACTGAAGTTCAATTGCTTTCTTTGCAGCTGTTGGTGTAATGATATAGGCACTATTACCTGCTAGTCCATCAGGAACATTTTCATCAGCAGTATTGACACCATCAATAATGTTCAATCCTTTATCCCACCGAATAATGTTTTCATGGTAGATAGTGCCTCTGCGAGTAGCACCTCTTGGATCATTAATCATTACAATATCACCATCTTCAATAGCATCCAGAAGTTTACCAAGTCTAAACTTACGAGTAAATACAGCATCATGCTCTAGGATCATAATAGGTTCATTCATCTCTACACACTTATTCCAGAGATGCATATGAGACAAAGAACAGGCAATCTTCTTGCCGATATCTTTTGCCTTATATCCTGTAAGAGTCATACCTTCATAGGTGCTTGTCTCACCCTCTTTAGGATAAGAATAGGTGCTGTCTTTAATCTTATCAGGAGTAACAGCACGAACTATTTCAATATGAAGGTCATCATTCATCTGCCTAGCAGTCTTGAGAGTGTTCTCAGCAGACTGGACACTATACTTGTCATTAAATAATGTAATTACAAAGGCTTTCATTTTTTAATATTTTCCAAAGTTTGATATATTCTCTTCTTGTATGATTCAATAGAAAAACTTTTATATGCGTCTTCTCTAATTTTTAGTTTATTTTCCAAAGTATTATACTTGATAATTTTGTCCCAGTCAATACCTTTTAGGTTATTATATATCACATGCTTAAAGTTTTTTCTAATCTCTGAATGATACATATAATCTTTCAAATAACTCACACCACCACACAAAGCAATTTCTGGACAAAAACATCCCATAGATTCTCTATGAGTTGGAAATGCAATATCAGTTTTTCTATAATACTTAGATAATCTTTCATGGGGATAAGTCTTATACTTACTATTCAGAGTATTTTGACGATGAAAGATATTTTTAGTTATACCATAAGAGTTTTGAAAGTATACATCTACAGGATATTGATTATGAATTTTTTCAAGATACTGTAAAATATCATCTGTAATGTCTTGTTGATTTTTACCATAGAAATGATCTATAAAAACATTTAGTCTACTAAAATCTCTGTCCTCTTTTACATATAAATTTTCTGTGAACAACCCCTGCCCCACAAAATAGTTATTAGGAACAAGTGATGGTGACTTAATATGATATAAAATGATATCAGACTTATTTGTGGCCTTTGGTAAGTTATTGAACTCAATAGTAGGTGTGTCACCAAAAATACTTTTGACTTCTTTTTTACTATCAAATTTCAGTGAAAAGAATGAATCTCCGATACCAATCACATAATCATAGTCAGAAATGTTTTTTGACTTTAGTTCAACACTTTCTTTAATTCCACCTTTAGATTTATTCTTATCTACAAAAATAGTATGCGCATCTTCACCAAAAACTGCCTTATAGACCCTCATATGAGCCTCAGCATAACTACCTTCAACAGCAGAACATAATAATAAAACTTTCATGTTTAAATCCTTTAAAATAAAATGCTATTTGCATTAGGCATTAATTTTTGTATTTGTTGAATAACCTTTTCATTAACCCATAACAAATTTATCTTACGGACATTTGCTTCTGTTTGTGCATCAACATAATCGTCATATTTGTGAATTTTCATTTTAAGCCTTCGTGCTACCTAAGTATTTTTCTATTTGCGCTCCACCATAGATAGATTCATGATTATCACCATAGGGTTGTGACAAAATCTGATACCAACCTCTTTCAGCAGATAATAATTTTTTTTCTTCATTTAATTTATACATTAATTTACTGTTCCACATATCTCTTCTATGAAAAATAAGTGGGTCCATCAAATATCCACCCCAATCATTACTGATACCCGGAGAAGGACCATCTTTTTTCGGCCAAACATGAGGCAAAGGTTTTAATTCATGCAACTTATTATGCCTTCCAGTTCTAATACCAAACCCTACAGCTTTATGATCATTATAACTCATATTTAAATAATGATTGAAATCAACCTTATCAGAAATTAAAGTATCATACCTAACTCTAATAATCATATCATACTCTTCAGGTATGACTTTTAGAATATAACCATGCCCGAATATTTGCTTAGTATAATTTGCCATTTTATTTCTAAGAGAAATATTCTTTTTAACCTCTTCTCTTAATAACCATGTTTTCCAAACAGGAGGCATAACCTCATCTGGAATATCTGCTAAAGGATGATATTTTATTACAGGCTCTTCAAAAGTATAAAAATTATCAATCTCATATTTTAATAAATCCTCTTCATACCCTTTCCAAGTACCAAAGAATATATCTGATGAAAAAACTTTTTTTAATAATTGTACATTTCTTTTGACATCACCTCTACAGATTCCAGTAATACAAATCGCTGTTTTCATTATTGACTCTTAAATACAATAAAAGTTTTCATACTATCACCCATTATATTATTTTTATAGATAATTTTTTCATTAGGAATTAGTTCTGAAGGTACTGCTTTATATCCATAACACCCCTCATTCCAATATCGCCATCCATCTGGACAATCAGGTAAAGTATTTAAAATTAATTTAGTCCCCTTCCTCTGACTTGGATCGGAAATTTTATACATTTCTCTTTTATTTTTGTTATCAACATATCCTTGATTTTTTGTTGAATGCATATAAATTACATAATTATACTTATCAAAAACATTATCAAAAAAACTTTTAATATCTTTATCAAACCAATGAATTAAGACATCTTTAATGATTAGAGCATCTGCATTTTTATCTGGCACTTGATTTAATTTTGAATATTCAAAATCGTATTGTGGATATTTTTCCTTTAATGTATCTACACATTGAATATTTGCATCATATCCTGTGTAAGCAATGTTTTCTTTTTTCCAATCAATATTTCCTTTATATGTCTCTAGATTCCCACATCCATAATCAACTACTGATTTAATTTTATTTTTTCTAATAGTTTCGAGAAGTTGAGTGCAATATTCTTTATTCTTATTGGGATAACTACCCGTACCACAAGCCTCTTTAAATTCTAATTTATCAAACCATGCTCCAATACCAGACTCATACCCTACTTTCATAATTTATTCCTTACTTTATAATAGTTTAATTTAAAAGTTTTTATGTCAATATTATTATTTCTTAAATGTTCTCTTATCACAGATTCAATTCTAATATTTTTTAATTTAATGTTACCTTTAACATGATTAATATTTTTTTAGGTTCAGAAGTTTTTATCCAAGAAAATTCGAATGGTATATCTTTCCATTTCTCATCGCTCGATACATAAATTTTTGCATTAATATGTTCAGATAATTTTTTTATACATTGTCACGTTTCATCATTCTCCCATAATTCTCCACCTAATAAAATTGCCACTTTCATAAACTAAATCACTTTTTTATTAGAAAGATAATAATCTAAATCTTCGGGTGTTCCCAGTCCCCACATGGTCTTAGATTCATGAATACGAATCTGCTTACCATCTTCAACAGCTTCATTGAATACTGGACAGACATAGAACTCATTATTGACACGAATGTCACGATCAATCATTTGTTCTGCGTACTTGACAAAATCGGAGCCGTGCTTCCAGTAGTAATAACCAACGGTAGCATTATCGGAAATTGGATTTTTTTCAGCAACTTCTGTGACCAAACCGTTATCATTTACTTTGGCAAAAGACCATTTAGGGTGCGTCGATTTAAATGTTACAATACCACCATCAGCATCTCTCTCTTGCATTTCATACATAAACTCAACAGGATTCCAATCAACATACTGATCTGAGTTAGCAAAGAACAGAGGATTATCATTATCAATAAATTCTTTGGATAACAATGCAGTGCAGGCTGCTCCCTCAGTCATACCATCAACTTCAATAATTTTACATCTCGGAGAAATAAGGTTTAGCATTGTATCAAGATTATATTTTTCTCTATGATCTTTCTGTACAACATAAATGAAATTAGCATCTAAACCAAGATTCTCAGTGACCAATTGAATCATTGGTTTATCATGCACTTGAATTAAAGGTTTTGGAAAAGTATATCCAGCAGCAGCAAATCTAGACCCTGCTCCAGCCATAGGAATTAATACATTAAGTTTTTCAGACTTCCATTTATTCATAATTTTATTACCATCTAAATTAGAAAATATTTTATTTCTTGTTACATCATAGGGATTGTCAACCCGAATATACTTAGCACTACTTCTTTCTGCTGCCAACAAACCCGGTGGACTGTCTTCAACAATTAATGTTTCTTCTGGAAGCACTTCCATAATAGACATAGCTTTCCAATACATCTCAGGATGAGGTTTTGAATTCTTCACATCTTCATTAGAGACAATCACAGAACAATGGTGGATCAATTCACTCTTAGATAAAGCAGTAAGAACTGTGCGTCTAATAGAATTAGAGCAAACTCCAATTTTATATCCTTGCTCTTCTAATTCTTGAAATAACTTTATAATTTCATCAATAGGAGATAAACTATTGAGAAGTTTCATAGTAAATGATTGTTTAGAATTACTAATAGACTGGTGGTTACTTTCAGGTAATCCTTTAGTCTTACTTAATAGTCTAAGTTTTTCTAAAGTCTTTTTGCCATCATAAATGTTAATATGTTCTTCTCTTGTGATTTTATACTCATCACTCAAAGCATTATTTAATGCCTGATAATGAATTTCTTTAGCATCAATAAGAACACCATCTAGGTCAAAAAGAACTAACTTAATCATTTGTATCTTTCAATATAATCAGAACAAACGCCAGCAAATTCACTAACGTCTGTATCATACCACTCTGGCAACACTGCAATAGTTTTGTTATATTTAGTAGATGTTAATTCATTTGGATATGCCCAAACCCAACCTTTTGAAGTCATAGTATACTTGTCATTTTCATG